CCATTCAAATTTTAGCGCTTCATTATAAGTTGGAAAATTCTCTACATAACAATAATAACTCCACATTTCGCCTTTAGCTACTTTCAACGATGTAGCGTGTGCTCCACCAACAATTAATTTATTATGTTGCCTAATACGTCTGTCTAAATCAACAGTTGCGCCAATATATGTTGAACCTTGTGTTGACCTTATAAAATAAACATAACTCATAACTTGTAGTTGTTAATAATGTTTATTATTTTAAATTGTTTATAAAAACGACTTAAATACAATATACTAACTATATTATATGTAATTTTACATATATGGTGGTTATGTAATTTTACATATATGGTGGTATGTCCGAGTGGTTAAGGAGACAGACTTGAAATCTGTTGGGCATAGCCCGCGCAGGTTCGAACCCTGCTACCGCCGTTTTTTTGTGACACTGTGCCCGAGTGGTTAAGGGGATGGATTGCTAATCCATTGAGCATTGCTCGCGCGAGTTCGAACCTCGCCAGTGTCGTTTATTTTCATTTAGTTAGCATTAACTAAATGAAAATATGTTGTTAGGATAATTAAAAATTGAATAGTTTATATATGCTACATATTTATAGTCTCCACAAACAAAGAGCAAAGCAAAGTGAAGCTCATAACCATGAAAAGCGCCAGTATTGAAGAGCGTGTTTCGGCTCTTGAGAAGGCGGTTGATGGCATGCGTAGTGCCGAAGAGAAGCCAGACGACACAGCGAAGCCAGACGACCCTGAGAAACCCAAGAAGAACTACGTGAGTGGGTGGCTACTTTTTCGTCGTGATCGCGGACCTCAAGCCAAGAAGATGCTTGAAAAATTGCGCATGGTGGCGTCTGGACCTAATCTTGTGCGAGTAATGAGCGCTATGTGGGCTGAAATCGGCGACGAAGAGCGAGCCAAATGGAACGAGAAGGCGAAGGTAGCCCGTACCGTGGTTTAAGTGCTTTGTTATAAGGAAAGTGCTTTGTTATAAGGAAAGTGCTTTGTTATAAGGAAAAAGAGAGAACCCTAACACGGTTTTCTTTTTTCTCTCTTTTCTCTCTTTTCTCTCTTTTTTGATAAAAAAAATTGATTTCTTTTTTATTTAAAATAAATTAAATTATTAACTATTGCGTTATGGCTACTACTAATTTTAACGTTCAAGATCTCTCGTCTTCCGCGTTTAAACCAATTAGTTTTAAAAGTAAGAGCGCAAGGAGCACCCGAGAAGAGCCCTATTATAAAAGCGCAAAAGTTGCTCCTTCTAGTAGTACACCTGTTGTTGCTCCGAAGGCTAGTTATCCACAACTATCAATGTATGATCGATGGATAAATGATTGTCAAAATGTCGAAGTAGTTTCTAGTGTTGCGCCCTTTGAGCAAGTTCCAATGCTTGAAAGATGGATGCATGATGGTGTTGGTTAAAAATCTATAATATTAATTAATATATAAGTATTATAGATTGATTGTTTTAGTTTCTTCGATTTGTTTTTCTTCTTTTATTAGATTTTCTTCTTTTAGATTTTCTTCTTTTTGATTTCATTTTTCTATATTTCCGTCCTCCTATTCTACTATCATCACCTGATGCTTGTGGATCATTATCTGGTGCTACTTGATCATTAGCTACTTGATCATTACCTGATGCTGGTGGATTATCGCCTTGTGCTATTAGATGATCATGTTGTGTATCACTTCCGACCATGGCATTTTTGGCAATCAAAAGTGATCCTTCCTTTCGATTGGTAATCAAAAGTGCTCCTTCCTTTTTTATGCGCGCATCTCTCACAGTATTTAAACCGTCGTCCAATCGGTAGAGATTATAAAACATATAGTTAGTCGCAACTTTAAACTCATGTACGTCTTTAACGAAAAATTCTTTTTTAACTAATTCTTCGTCTATAGGATCATGATATGATTCTGCAGACCATATCGGTTCTCGCTTATTGAACTCTCTTCTATACGCGTTCCTCTCTGAAGAATTTAATATCCCTGCCTTCACCCCTATGCTTCTTATATTCGTACTTATACTCGCCCCTAAATTTCTTACTAAACCACTCATTGTATTATATAATGACTATATATTTTTATTTTTATTTATTAGTTTTATTTATTAATTGAATTAATTGAATTATAATAACTTTCACTATATTTTTTTTCATACTTTCTTATCATACTTTCTTATCATACTTTCTTATCATACTTTTTCAATACCACCTTTAAGTAATTTAGGTTCTACATTGTTAATCATAATGTAATCTTTTTTCCGCCTTGTGTAAGTGCATACATATAACGAGCTTAAACAACTCATAAGAAATAATAGCGCTAAATTATTAGCATATATTTTTTCTAAAAGGGTAATAATGTAATTTAAAGTCTCAGTGTCAATAAGGACTTTATCTTCCAAACTTGTTGTAAAAATGGTTAACACATTGCTAGTAGTTTCATCATAAATGTCTTTTATATCTGTAAAACTAGTTAAAGCTTCACTATAAGTGTCTAAATTATGTAAAATCAATGTTTCCATATCCATTTTTTTTATATAATAAGAATTTATATTTTTATTTTTAAATCGTTTTAAAAATAATAATATTTTTTATGTTTTACCTTCTTCTTATAGATTTTCTTCTTTTATTAGATTTTCTTCTTTTATTAGATTTTCTTCTTCCTCCTGTAGTTTGTTCTTCCCCACTTATAGTTGCTTTACTAGCTAGAGTAAGGGGAAGGGGAGGGGACCATATAATTTCGGCTTCGCCGTATTCTATGTCTTTGTTATTTGCGTAGTTCTTCCCAGCACCTAATAAGACACCCCACGTCCCATTTATCGCTGCAGTGTCTTTATTTATACTTCTTATCATATTGTATAAATTAGAAGTAGATGTTGGATTAGCATGATACTCATTCATAAACCTTATAATATCATTACATTTTTTAATCTTTTCTAGGTTCATCGGTATCCATATATCAATATCAATATTAGTAGTAACAGCTTCAATTTCGGACTTCATACTTTGTATCTCATGAGCTGCTTCATTATATGCTCTTTCTGCATTATCCACATTATCCTTACTATTATCATTCCACTTTGTTTTCATTTCATTTTTAGCAGTATGAAATAATGTTTCAAGAGTTTTTAGCTGACTTTTTTTATCAGTTAACATGGTTTTATGTTTTTCAATATTAGCACGAATATCTCTATAATTAGCAATCTTCTTAATATAGTGATCACGTAGATATACTGTATCAAAATAGTAGTCAGTTTTTTTGGCATTAAATGTTTTCAACATATCATCTGTAATTTTATAGCTATTATATAAATCTAATATAAATTTTTGATGTTTAGATACTCGATCTTTTATATCGGGATCATTAGCAGCGTTAAAAATATTTACCACCTGTTCTACGTGATTAAATGTAACATTATTAGTTACATACTTATCACCTATACTAATTTTTGGGTTAGTTCTTTGACTTTGATCTGCAATTTCTGGTATGTAAATTTCTCTAAACCATTTAGCAGCAGTCTCGTAAGTGTCTTTTGGTTTACTTAATAACATATATATATTATTAAGATTATAAAAATTACACTAAATAATAAATAATAAATAATAAATAAAAAAAACAAAAAATAACATTACTCATCGCTATACACACATATTTCTCCATGTTCATCACTATAGCACAATTTTTTTAATCTATAATTTTTAGACTTTAATGTAAAATTTATAGTTTTTATGCAATTTGTGCAAGGCTTAGCATTCAATAACTTATTTCCTTGATTGTTTGTGCGAAACACAATAAGGCTTATAGGATTTATTTTCTCGGATTTTTTGAGACGACTTACACAATCAACTTCCGCATGAACGCAATCATTATTTTCTTTAGACGCTTTATTATTCATATTATATTGATTAACGCCAAACGCATAAAACACAGTGATGTCTTAACTTAGGCGAGAACGCTACACATCCGATCTTTGCTTTTCCATTATCTTTGTTTTCAATTGAAGCACGCAAAGGCACATAAGTATTCAAAATATTGAGCATAGCCATTAATTATTACTTTATAGTAATGTATATAGTAATAGTTAATAATATTATAAACCTAATCAATTTTTTGCTAATGTGGAAAGTTAATTCTAACATTTTGGAACTGATGTGGATTATTACCGCTAATAAATGTATGTTCATGAGCAACTCCATTAATAATTTCGGTAACTTTTTCTATTTTTTGTCCATTTATGAAAAAAACTGACGATGACCGCATATTATGAGCAGGCATTCCTCCCATTCCATTAATATGCATTTCAAATATGTTTGAAAAAGGATGTCCTTGTCCATGGTTCATATTCATATCTCTAAATATTTGAGAAAATAATTCATTAGGATCAACACAACCGCCTCCAAATCCCGGATGTCCATTATTCATAGCATTAAATTTCTCAGGGTTCATCAACAATTCATAGGCTTCCGATATTTGTTTGAATTTTTCTTCTGCTTGCTTTTTCTCTTCAACGCTTAGATTTTGCTCTTGCCTATCCGGATGATACTTTAGCGCCATCTTTTTATATGCTTTTTTTATATCTTCTGGGCTAGCATTATTTGTTAATTCTAAAACTTGCAAACATTGATTTTTATCCATATTTATATTAATAAATAAATAAGTTTTAAATAATATTTAGTAATAGTTAGTAATAGTTAGTAATAGTTAGTAATAGTTAGTAATAGTTAGTAATAGTTAGTATAGTTAATAAATAACAAAATTGAAATAATATTTATAAATAATAAATAATAATTAATAATTTATAAATCGCAAGACTATGGTGTCATATATTAAGTCGCTGTTTAGCTCTAAGTACATTAACAATTTTGAAACTTTTAATAATGTATTAGAAGTTGTTCCGCAAAAAGAGGAGCAAATAATTATTAAACAATTTGACATGAACTGCGAATTAATTAGCACAGTTAAGCAATTTTGCGAGGACCCTCTAAATAGTTATGCTAAGAAATATATTGTTTCTTTGTCTGGCGGGGTAGACAGCATGGTACTAATTACTATTCTTAAAATTTTAAATTATCATGTAGTAGCATGTCATGTTAACTATAATAATAGGGAAGAAACTAATGCGGAGCAAGCATTTTTAGAATATTGGTGTAATGCCAATGCTATTAAACTATATGTTAAAACTATTACAAATATTAAGCGCACAAATACAAAGCGATCGGATTATGAGTACATGTCTAAAAAGATTAGGTTTGATTTTTATAAGGAAGTCTTAGAAAAAGAAGAAACCGACTTTATATTATTGGCACACCATAAAGACGATATTATTGAGAATATTTTCGCAAACGTATGTCGCGGCCGTTATATTCTTGATCTAGCAGTAATTAAAGCGCAATCAATTATTAATGATGTTATTATTTTACGCCCATTAATCGAATTATATAAGTCATCTATTATTGCGTTTGCTTCAAAATATGATGTTCCATATTTCAAAGACAGTACACCCGAATGGAGTGTGCGTGGAAAATTTCGTTCTAAAATTTATCCGCTTTTAGAAGATACATTTTCATATAATATTAAATCAAATTTGATCGGACTAAGTAAGCAAGCCTATGAATGGAATGAATTAGTGCTGAAGCAAATTATTGAGCCATTTTTAGAATTAGTGATTTATGAGAAACAAAAATGCACCTTTAACGTAGAAAAATATAATAACAATCCTTTATGCTTTTGGAATATGATTTTTATGAAATTGTTTTATCGCTATGATTACAATTGCCCTTCGCGAAAGGCTATTCTAGTATTTATGAATGCTATTAAAACGAAAAATAGTGGGTTTATTTCGTTAAGTGACAATTGTGTATGTAAAAACAACAATTACGAAATCACTATTAATTTTAATGACAAATAAGAAACTTAGTAACAAATAGAAACTTTAGCAAAATAATAAATTAAAACTATTTAAATAATAGTATTATGCCTTCGATTGCGTTAAAAAGAATAAATAAGGAAATACAGAATTATAATACAAAAGCGTATTTGGCTACTAGTGAAAGTGCAGGTTTTTCTAAGCGTTTACTTAATTATTTAGCAGGTTTAAAATTGGAAATTAGTATAATGACAATTTCTAATAAAGATGAATATTTTTTATTGATTAAAGATGCTAATAATGCGCAAATTTTACAACTTGCATATCCCGAATTTTACCCATTTAAGCCGTATAGTGTGTTAAGTTACATATCACCAATCATAAACACAAAAAACGACATGTCATATTATAAATATTTGATTGCTGTTAGCAATGCAATAAAACATAGGGATAGGTATATATATAAGTTTTTCTATAAAAATTTGTATGGTCATGAGCCGCTATTTTTGAATTTAGGTAGCAATGAGTGTGAGTGTTATTGTTGCAACTCAAATACTTGCCCTAATGTATGGTCTCCATCGTTAACCATTAATTCTATAATATTAGAGCAATTAGAAATCCGATTTATTGAGACTTATTGCTCTAATAATGGCTATAACTATTTGGCTAATATTTATAATAAGTTAATGCACACTATTTTAGGTAAATTACCTGAAGAAATTATTAGTGTAATTTTGAAATAAACCTATTAAAAATAAACCTATATTTAAATAATTTTTAAATAGTTATTATTTATTTATTAATATTATATTAAATATTAAATATTAATAACTAATAATATAATGTTTTCTGCTGCTAAAAAAAAGATGTATAGCTATTTATTAGTAAATAAATATAAGAAAAAGGAGAGATTTATAGATGAAACAATATTAGGACCTACTAAAATGGACACTACTTTAGAAACCAATAAGGAAATTACTATGGACACAACTAATCATGACAAAGAAATAAATGAGACTAAAAGCATAGAAACTATTAAACGCGAATTAGAAGAAAACGGCTATTGTGTTGTACCTAATGTATATAATAGCGAAGAAATAGAAGAATATAAGAGCGAATTTTTCAAATGGTATAAAAATACTGAAAACGTTGAACAATTACATACAATTATTCATGGAAACGGCATATTTAAATATTTTGAAATAGGACATCAACGCTTTGCATGGCTAGCACGAACTAATTCTAAAATTTTGGATTTATTTAAAGGCCTATGGAACACCGACGAATTAGTTACTGCATTTGACGGATGTTGCTATTATGCTAGCGAGTTTGAAGGCAAGCATAATTATTGGACACACACCGACCAATCGTCGCGTAAAAAGGGGGTCCATTGCTATCAATCGTTTTTAAGCTTAACAAATAATAGTGAACGCACTTTAATAGTGTATAAAGGCAGTCACTTGCTTCATGAGCATTATTTTAATACTTTTAATATTGACGAGCCATATGATTGGGCTATATTAGATGAAAATTATGTTAGTAATTTAGAGGATAAAAAGGTTTATGTTGATGTAAAGGCGGGTGATCTTGTATTATGGGATTCGAGAACATTTCACCAAAATACTAGCGGCCATTGTACATGTAACGAAGAACGATTAGTACAATATTTATGCTATTTACCGAAAAATCATATAAAAAATGATGCATTACAGCGTTCGTTAAGACGTACGTGCTTTGAAGAAAGATATACTACAAGCCATTGGCCTTATCCATTATCAATTGTTCCGGCTCAACCTCGCTACAATTATTATAACCCACATAACAAAATAATTATTGATTATACTGAGTTAATGTGTCCAAGACTAGATGATTTGAGAACAGAAATTGAAAAATTACTATAATACTTATTTATATTATAAATGACTAATATGTTGAGTAAGCATGAGTTTTTCGATTATAATATCCTTATTACTAATACAAACGTCATGAAGCATATGCGTAAATATATATTTAAGTAGTGTTTGGGTTATAAACATCATAAATTCGCGCATATTATTTTTAGTAAATATTTTTTCGCAAAAGTAATAATATAAAATACTTAATATGAAGGCTTCTTCATCATTATTATTTAATAATTGTTTATCATTAATATAGTCTATCATAATAGAATTGAACGTTTTTTCGATTATTTTTTGATTTTTTAAAGGAACTATTTGCTTTGAAAATGTAAAAGTTGGAATATGGTGACGGTCTTTGTCTTTGTCTTGTTCTTTGTCTTTGTCTTGCTCATGCCTAGAAATAATTAGTATAATTTTTTCGGAACCTTTTTCTTTTTCTAAAGTCGGTTTTTTCCTATTGACCATTTCGGCAATGTTTGCGGGTGCAGATTTAATTCGCTTCATGTATCTATATTAACTTATTATATTATTAACTTATATTATTTATAATAATAATATAACTTAAATGCTTTTTTATCAATTCTTTTTTAATTATAAACTATGTTTTCCATATTAGTCTACATCAGCAATGTCTGGATCTTGAGCTTGTGCTTGTGCTTGTGCTTGTGCTTGAGGCATGCCTTCGCCCATCATCTTTTCTTGCAAAGGCTTCATTTCTTCTTGAAACGTTTTTAATCTAGTTTCATATTCTTCTTTAGATGCATTGTGATTTTGATCTAACCATTTAATATTTTCACTTATAATAGCTGTTAATTTCTCTTTTAATGTTTCATCAAGTTGCGAAGCAGTTTTTTCGTCGTTTAACGTAGATTTAAATTGATATACAAGATTTTCAAAATTATTACGCGCTTCAATTACTTGTTTCGCTTTTATATCATCGTCTTTAAATCTCTCAGCATCAGCTACCATTTTTTCAATGTCTTCTTTGCTTAGGCGACCTTTATCATTTG